TGGTATTACAGATATTGGTTTTATTAATCATCTTGTAGATTGGGGTGACATTATTCGCAAAACATTTTATGATGGAGGTATTGATGAGATTATTAGCACTCGTCGTCTTGTTCACATTTTACGTGCTTATTCCATTTTTGGAAGTAAGGTGAAAGCAATTGAGGTATGCATTAATCGTTTCGATGATGAGACCAAGCAGGCATTCCTTGAGTTGTATGATAAGGTTGATGTTGACTTTCAACTTTCTGAATGATATAATGGAGGAAACAGATTGTGGCATGGTGGTTGGCTTATGAAGAACTTTATGGAGACATGGACAAGGAGTATCCTATTATGAGTGATAATGATACAATAGGAATTGGAACTGATGTTATTGGTGCAGCAGATACAGTACCATTTAATTTTGGAGGTTCAGGAGAAGATGTTGTAATTTTTGGAGGAGACTCTTCAGATACAATTTCAGTGCATGGTGCACAGGATTTTAATTATGGTTCAGCAGCTTCTGCTGATACGATAACTTTTTCACTTGCAGGTGCTGCTGGATCAGATACTATTGACTTTAGTCGTGGTGCAGGTAGTTATTATCCTGCTGATCATCCTAGTCAATCGTTTTGGCACGAAGATGGATTTAGTCTTACAGGAAATCCTGGTGCTATGTCATCTGATACTATTAAATTGACTGATGATGCTTATCCAACTGTTGGAGCATTTGCAGGATCTAGAGTTAAAGGTGGAATGGGTGAGGACCATATTAGTATTGGTCTTGATGATGTTTACAAGCATCATTTTCCAGCAAAACCTCAACCAGAACTTAAGTATAAATCTCAAAAATACCAGGAAGATAAAGGTATTGCAGACCTTAAAGATTATGTTTCTTCCACCTATCAGGGACATTATACAAATGAGAGTTCAGATGTTCAAACACTTGACCTTATCCATTCTGTAGGTGATGCTGAGTCCTTCTGCCGTTCTAATGCACTTAAGTATTTGAGTCGGTATGATAAGAAAGGATCTGCAAAACGTGATATACTAAAGGCAATGCACTACTGCTTACTGCTATATTATTTCAGTGGCCAAACAAATGAAACTCCGACCCGTGGTTATGAAACTTTCTAAAAGTACTATTGACATTCTAAAGAATTTTAAAGAGATCAATCAATCAATTCTGTTTAAGCAAGGAAATAAACTTCGCACTATTTCTGTGATGAAGAATATTCTTGCCGAAGCTACAATTCCTGAGGAGTTTCCAAAGGATTTTGGTATCTATGATTTGAATGTGTTTTTGAATATTCTCTCAACACTTCATAGTGATCCTGATTTGGATTTTGAGAGAGCTGAGTATCTTCTTATTCGGGAAGGTAAGAAGCGTAACACCTTCTTTTATGCTGACCCTAATGTAATCGTTACTCCGCCAGAGAAGTCTATTGAACTGCCATCTGAGGATGTGAGTTTTGAATTACATACTCAGCAACTTGGTGATCTGTTAAAAGCATCTTCAATCTATCAGGTTCCTGATTTATCTGTGGTTGGTGAGAACGGTGTTGTTAAACTTGTTGTTAGAGATAAGAAGAATGATACTTCCAATAATTATCAGGAAGTGGTTGGTGATACAGATAAGGAATTTATTCTTAACTTTAAGGTAGAGAATATTAAGATTCTTCCTGGATCATATAATGTTGTTATGTCTAATAAACTTCTTTCTAGGTTTGAATCTAAGAATCTTGATCTTAAATATTATATTGCATTAGAACCTGATTCAACATTCAGCTAATGAAAATAACACAACAGATTATTGATGATTTGGAGAAAGCATTGGATATGCGGAAGAAGAATGGAGAAGAGATTTGGAATGATGGTGATGAAATCTCAGTTAATGTTGCTGGAACATTTGCTGCCGATAAATTCATTACTCTTACCAATAGAACTAAGAATCCTGTAATTTCTTCTATACCACCTGATGCTTAAAGTAGACGGTAAAGAATATAATGATTGGACAGAGGCCCAAGATGCTGCTGTTCAATTATTAGAGGATGGTGTAGAATGGGTAGAGATATTAGAAATGGCTGAAGATGATGGTCAGTGGTATTTGCTACAAGAATTGAATTTAGAGAGAGGGATTATGCCGGATCCTAATTTCAGCACTCACTCTCTTGCACCTTATTATGTTAGACTAAGGAACTATGAACGATGAATTCCTTTGGGTTGAAAAATATCGACCTAAAAAGATTGAAGATTGTATTCTACCCGATATTACAAAGAAGACATTTTTGGATTTCCTAGAAAAAGGAGAAGTTCCGAATTTACTTCTTGCCGGTCCTGCTGGTTGTGGTAAGACTACAGTTGCAAAAGCATTATGTAATGAATTAGGAGCAGATTTTTATGTTATCAATGGATCTGATGAAGGCAGATTTCTCGATACTGTCCGTAACAACGCAAAGAATTTTGCTAGTACGGTATCTCTTTCCTCAAGTGCGAAACATAAAGTCATTATTATTGATGAGGCTGACAACACCACTCCCGACGTACAACTCTTGCTTAGAGCCTCTATTGAAGAGTTTAGCAGAAACTGCAGGTTCATATTCACCTGTAATTACAAAAATAAAATCATCGAACCGCTACATAGTCGTTGTGCCGTCATTGAATTTTCTGTAAATGCCAAACACAAACCCCAACTCCAATCAGAATTCTTCAGGCGACTTATGTTTATCCTGGACACCGAGCGGTGCGAAGCTGATAAGAAAGTCTTACTTGAACTTATCAACAAACACTTTCCCGATTGGCGTCGCGTTCTCAATGAGTGTCAAAGATACTCGGCGGGAGGTAAGATAGATTCTGGTATCCTTGCCCATTTTAGTGATGTAAAAGTAAATGACCTTATCAAACACCTCAAAGAAAAGAACTTCACGGAAGTGCGCCAGTGGGTTGTTAGTAACCTTGACAACGATCCTGGTACTATCCTACGCCGCATCTACGACGCTCTCTATGACAGTGTGGATCCCCCTAGTATTCCTGCTGCTGTTCTTATCCTTGCCAAATACCAGTATCAAATTGCTTTCGTCGCTGACCAAGAAATTAACCTCTTGGCTGCGCTCACGGAAATGATGGTAGAATGTAATTTCAAATGACTACTCAAAAGAAAGAGACTGCTTATTACGTTTTTTGGGCTGTAGCAATGGTTGCTTTTATAGTCCCACAGGTCTTTACAGCATATGCTTATATGAGTATTAAAGACCTTCTCGATAAACCTATTAAAGTTGAAGTTATTGATCCCATTAGGATAGGATTTTAAATGAAACCATATCAGAAAAGGGCCATAGAATGGATTGCTTCTCAATTAGGTGGGCATTTATTCACACAAGATAGAAAAGATTGGAAAGGCAGAAGAGTTAGATGGGTTGGTTTTCATTATATACCAGAAGAGTTTAAAAAGGATTGGGAAGGTACAGACCATTGGGAAGAAGAGTTTGAATCTGCTAGACTAGAATCAATAAGTAGAGGAAAAGGATGGATTAAAGCCCAGCAGGAGGCAACTGTAAGAAATGAAATTTAAGGCACTTATTTTTATTCGTCTAAGAGGACAGGTTGATGACTCTCCAGGAAATGCAGTCAGAGATGCTTCGCGTAGACTTTCTGATTTGGATATCAAGAAGTTGAGATTGGGTAAGGTGATTGATCTCTATTTTGAAGCACCTGATAGAGAATATGCTATGGAACAGGTGGAACTTCTCAGTGATAGATTATATGCCAATACTGTTATAGAAGATTGGAGTTTTGACTTGGAAGAAATAAATAGTTTTCCCAGTAGGATGTAAATGACTAAAGAGTTTTTATCACCAGGAGATAAGAAGAGATTGGAAGAATTGTATATTGGATATCATAGTCCATGGAATGAAGCACATGAACAAGCAATATTTAAAAGAGAAATTGATGAAATTTGGAGTCGTTATGGAGAAAAGAAATGAGAGAACAAGTACTTGAAATGTTAAAGAGAGATGCTTATCGTAAAGGTGAGTTCACTCTTTCATCTGGAGTTAAAAGCAACCATTATGTAAACTGTAAACCAGTAACATTAAATGGAAAAGCTCTTATGATCTTAAGTCTAAGTCTTCTAGAGAATGTTGAGAAGCATTGTAGTGCAGTAGGAGGACTTACATTAGGTGCAGATCCTTTGGTAAGTGGAGTTGCTATGGCTGCTGCTTTAAAGGATCGTGAACTTAATGCATTGATTGTAAGAAAGGAACCAAAAGGTCATGGTACAGGAGCATGGATTGAAGGACCTTTGCCAGAAATAGGTTCTCGTGTTACAGTATTAGAGGATGTCGTTACGACTGGAGGTTCTGCGATTCTAGCAGCAGAAAAGTTATGTGATGCTGGATATTTTGTTCAGCGTGTTCTTGCCATCGTAGATAGGCAGGAAGGAGGTGCAGACGCTTTAGATGCTGTTGGATTGGAACTTCGTAGTTTATTTACTTTAGAGGACTTGTTATGATGATGTGGATGGGATTGGTGTTTGCAGCAATTGCACTTACCTTTGTTGAATTTAGAGTTTTAGGATTTTCATTGGAGAGGAAAGATGAAGAATAAACTTTTGTGGAGTCTTGCTATAGTTCTTTTTCTAGGAGCTCAAGTTGGTGTTGGTTATGGATACCATGCTGTTGCTAATTATCTAGAGGAAGTGATTTAATGATTGAGAAGTATATTATACTCTCATTACTTTATCTTGAATGGATTACACAGAAACTTCTCTGTTTACCTTATCATCTCTATGTGAAATTTGACCAATGGAATTTCAATAGAAATTTGGAACAGAGAAATATTGAACTTGCTAAACAATCACCGATTCCAAAAAATGACTGAAAATTTTTATAGAGTAGTTGCGTCTGCTCAAACTCGCGATCCTTATCCAGTTTATAAGTTCTATAGAGAACCTTCAGATTGGCATTGTAATGGGACTGTTAAAGTTTCTTGCAAAGATGGTAAGGTTGATGTTAAAATATTTGAAAAGGATTCCATTAACGTCCATACATTATCTGTTTGGTCAGCTGATGGACCTGTTACTGCAAAACTTACTGAACAAACTTCTCACCCAGAAAGACCATGACTAAAGACAAAAAGAAATTGAAAGCACAAGTTAAGTCTAGATTTTATTATCTTTTCTGGGGTGCTGCAACTGTATCAGTATTTGCAGGTCAACTTTATGTTGGATCTGGATATCGTCAGATGTCAAGAAGCTTCAATAGGATAGTCGATACAGTAGTATTGGAAGTATATAAATTTAAGAATGATCCCGGAACAAAATACTTAGATTCTATTTAAATGATTGTATCTGATGATGTTGCAGTTTGGGCTGCTGATGAATTTATTAATTATTTTGAGAACTTCTCTTCCATTGAGGATTATCTTCGTTATGTGAAAAAAGAAGTCATTGCTACAACTCATCAATTTACTTCTCTTAAGGATGAATTCTTTAATGAGGATATTCATCCTGAAGAAATGGAGTTTGATATTAAGTTTGTTGGAGAACGTTTTAAGGTAGATGGTAAAGTTACTCCAGTTCCTCAAGAACATTATGTAAATCTTTTGAGAGCAGTTTCATCTCATAATAACGAAAGTAATATTCCTGGCCGAGAACTTCGTTGGATGGTATTTGAAAAGAAGACACAACAAGTTCTTGGATTTATCCGTTTTGGTTCTCCTACAATTAATTCTAAACCTAGAAATATTTGGTTAGGTAAAGCACCAAATCTTTCTGTGTTTAATCGTCATGCTGCAATGGGATTTGTTATTGTCCCATCACAACCTTTTGGGTACAATTATCTTGGTGGTAAACTTCTTGCACTTTTATGTGTATCTCATTTTGCCAGAGAGACATTAAATAAAGTATTCGAGAAGGATATTGCATTATTTGAAACTACTTCTCTTTATGGTTCTACTACTTCTGCATCACAGTATGATGGTCTTAAACCATTTTTTAGATATAAAGGTTTAACGGAAAGTAAGTTTTTACCACTTCTTCATGAGGAGGTTTTTCATCGTCTTCATGATAGGTTTACGACTTTAAATAATAATAAACCTCTTACAGACAAAAAGGCATCATCTAAGAAAATGAAACGCCAGACAAAAATGATATCTATTATTAGGAATTCTTTGAAAGGAAATAAAAAAATAGATATTCTTGATCATGAAAAATTAAAGGAGTTTAATGATGTCATTGATATGGCATTTGGACTTACTCAAAAGAAAAGATTTTATATTTCTGATTATGGGTATGGAAATGTTCGTGAAGTTATTAATGGTGAGCAGGATAAATTAATTCCTGGTCAGAACTGGGATAAGTTTCATCTTGAGAATATTATTTCATGGTGGAAACGTAAGGCTACAAAGAGATATGAAACTCTTAAGAATGATGGTCGGTTTAGAGATAAGGTCGAACTCTGGACAGAAGATGATGACATTCAGATTATAAGATAATGGAACTTAAAGATTATTACGTTTACGCTTACATGAGAGAAGACCAGACTCCATATTATATTGGAAAGGGATGTCTTAATAGAATCAATGATCAACATAGAGGGATTGTAGTTCCACCAGAAAAAAGAAGAGTGAAAATTAGAGAAAATCTTTCTGAAAGAGAATCTCTTCATTTAGAGAGAGAACTTATTGTGAAATACAAAAGAAAAGTTGATGGTGGAATTTTAGATAATAAAGCTCTTCCTCCTGATGTAACAAAACCAATGAGACGGGAAAAAAATTACGGACAGAAAAATGGTTTAAAAATGGCGGCTTTGTGGCTTACTCCAGAAGAGGACAGAGATTTTAAAGCAATTTGCAAAGCAAATGGGGAAACTTTTAGTGGTGTAGTTAGATCTATGATTCGTAAAACAATAGAAGATGAGACTATTGATGGTGCTCTTGGAGGATCTGATGAAATGGGTGATTTGAGAAGAAGAATGAGGATACTTGAAAAAATTTTAGAAAAACATCAAATACAATGACAGAACTCAAAGACTGGTTAAATTCTATTAATTTCAATAAGAATAATCTTATTGAAGAAGATCCTTCTGTCATTAAGGA